GAGGGCAGCCCATGTCGCAAGACGACAATCATCCAGTCATCATCCTGTACGAGGTATTCACCGGCACGTTGCCTGACGGCACGCAGGTCATGGTGCAGACATTCCGCAAGAAAGGCACCGACGAATCCATGCTCGCACAAGTCGCATTCCGCAAAACCACCTGGGAGTCCTGGGGACCGCCGACCCGCCTTGACGACCGCCACCAGGTCGCACCGTTCACTGAGGCGCCCGCATGACCGCACTGACTAAGATGCTGATCGCAGGCCTAGTAAGCCTGTACGCCTGGGTCCTAGTCGACCCCTCCCAAACCAGTCCTACGACCCAGGCGGTCCCCGCCACAATGGCCGCCACAACGCATTACAGCCCCGCTGTTGCGACAACGACCCCGACCCCCACCACCACAGCCCCCCTGCCGGCGAGGGGCGACTGTGACGCCTGGGTCGCAATCGCCTGGCACGTCGGCTGGCCCGACGTCGCCCTGGACACGCTCGAGCGCGCCATGCGCCTCGAGTCGGGCTGTGACCCTGCCGCAGTCGGCGACAACGGCAAATCGGTCGGCCTGCTGCAAATCCACATGCCGTCCTGGTGCACACCGAACCGCTACTGGCCTGCCGGCTGGATGCAGACACACGGCCTGGGCGACTGCCAATCCCTGTATGACCCGATCACTAACCTGCGTGTCGGACTAGCAATGTGGGAGGGCTGGACAGGTGCGAGGGCAGGTTGGCATCACTGGCACGCGCTCAAATGACGCTCGTCGACTTCGGAGTCATCGCCATCCTGTTTTCGGCAACGGCAATGATTATGTGGGCGTCACGATGACGCACTTCGAGAAAATCGTGTCAGACCTCAGCGGCGTGCACGACAACACGCCCGACTACGCGACGGCGCACATCACGTTCCAGGCGATCATGTTCATCCACTGGCAGTCGCGCATCATCGAGGAACTCAAATCCGAAATAGCAACGCTCGAGGCCATAGGGAGGTCACGATGATTCTGACGATCGGCGACAAGGAACTGCGGCAATGCCAGGAGCTCGCAGAGGCGCGCATCAATCAGTGGGGCAACCACCACCGCAACTACAACATCACGCTGACGCCGCAGCTGGTGCGACGCATAAACCGCATCGGCGTCATCTGCGAGTATGCGGTCGCCCAGGCGCTCGACGTGACCTGGGACTGGTCAAAGAAATGGGACGACTACGGCCCCGACAACGACGTCAACGGCGTGCAGGTGCGCGGCACCGACCGGCAGGACGGCTGCCTGATCGTGCACGACTACGACCCGCACGGCCCCTACGTCTTGGTCACGCTCGCCATCGTCGGCCCGCGCAAGGTCGAGGCGCACCTGCGCGGCTGGAAACCGTTGCGCGACTGCATTGACCCGCTGTTCTGGCGCGACGACGTGCCGTACCCTGCGTACTTCGTACCGCAAATCGCATTACACCCGATCGGCACGATGCTGAACTAACAACGAGAAAGGGCAGACATGAGTTGGGACCTGAAGGATTACGTCGACGTTCCAGCGCGACTGAAAATGTTGGCGGACAAGTTCCCCGACGTACGCATCAAGGAGGACGCGCCGCGCATCGTCACGATCGGCGACAAGACGTTCCTCGAGGTACGCATCACCGCATGGCGCACACCCGACGACCAGCTGCCCGCCGTCGCGTTCTGCTGGGAGCCGTTCCCTGGCACGACGCCGTACACACGCGACTCGGAGCAGATGAACGCAGCGACGTCGGCCCTGGGTCGCCTGGTCGCCATCATGTTGCCTGGCGCGTTCGCCAAACAGGCGTCGGCTAACGAAGTGTTCCACCGTGCCGGCCCGCCGCGCAACGCCGCACCGTACGGCAGCGAGGATCCGTTCCCGACGCACGAGCAGCAGATCGACCGCATGGTCAGCGAGGCTCGCGCGCAACGCAAGACGGCGAGCGCCGACTCACCGGCGTCGCAACCGCAGAAAAAGATGATCGCTGCAACGGCAAAACGCAAAGGCTTGACAGTGCAGGAGGACCTTCGTGTATTCTGCGCGGACGCAATCGGGAGGGACATCGTGAGCGCAAAAGACCTGACGAAGGCCGAGGCCTCAAAAGTCATTGACGCGCTCACGGCGCTGCCAGACAAGGTGCAATCGTGACACAGCTGACTGACGATGAAATAGCGACAATCTGGGAGATGGGCTGTTTGTCAATCAATTTCGTTGCCAACATGCACAACTTGGGACACGGAACTATTCGAGGGCACATGCACTACGTGCACGAACGTGACATGAAGTCACCGATCGCTCAAGGTTTCTACCGGTGGCATCGTTGGCTGCAATCGTGGGGCAAGCAAGAAAAACAAGACAATCCTGAGCCAACAGAGTTCATTGCGCTGTGTTTACGAATCCATCACAAATTCGGTGACCCATTAGCAGTAATCAACAACTGAAGTACGCCGATCGCATCGGTGCCTCCAGGCGGCGTGACCTGGTGCAGGTGAAAATCCTCGACGACTAACAGTCGCTAGTTCGCCCTTCAGACAGGCATGGCAAGACCGCGCGCAAGAACGGCGACGCGGCAGTGTGACCCGAGCGTAAGTCGGACGGAGCGGGACCCAGGGGCCGCCCCGCAGTAAAGTCGATGCAACACAACAACACCATGAACGCACAAACCAAAACAGGGCAGCACGACCGGACACGACAGCAACCTCGCTACGTTGCGCCGAGGGCAACCGAGCGCAGCGAGGGCGCCAGGACAAGCGAAGCGCGTCAGCGGTAGTCCCCCATGCCAAACAAGAACCGAGGCCGCCGCAAACAAACCGCGCAATACAAACGCAACCGCGCAGAACTACTACGCGACGCACCTACCTGCCACTGGTGCAAGAAACGCAAAGCAACACAGGCCGACCACCTGATCGAGTACGACAAAGGCGGCAACGACACACTCGACAACCTCGTACCGTCATGCGCGACGTGCAACGGTCGACGCGGCGCCAGGTACGGCAACGCAAAGCGACAGCCCACACGCAAGCGACCCCCCTCCGACAAGCCAGTTCGTTTGGATGCAAAGCAGAGAAGCCCCCGACGCCCATCAAACTCTGTCTTGCCCAAGAAACCAAAGGATTCCGCACACAACCGTCATGACTTGCCGCGATTGGAAACGATCGTGTCGGATGCTGCCGGTTCGTATGGGCCTGCCGTGACAAAGTGGGCGCTCGACTACCTGGGCGTGACGTTGATGCCCTGGCAGCAGCACGTTTTGCGGCAACAGTTGTCGTACGACGCACAGGGCCGCTGGTGCAACCGTGTTGCGCTCGTGTCTACCGCGCGTCAACAGGGCAAGAGTGTTTGCATCGCCGCCACAATCGGTTGGCTGTTGACCGAATACGCACAAATCATCAAGCGGCCTGTTCGCATCGTGTCGTTCGCGCACCGGCTGGACATCGCGGTCGCAATGTTCCAGGACTTGGCGCCTGTGCTCGAGAAACATTTTGGCGCCGTGCCGACGTGGTCGTACGGACGCACTCAGGTTGTCATCAATCTGAGCAAGTGGATGGTCAAGGCCGCGCGACCGTCGGCGCCGCACGGCCTGTCAGGCGTCGACGTGCTGATCGGCGACGAGCTTTGGGGCATCGACTCCGACAGTCTTGACATCGGATTCATGCCGACGCAACGCGCCGTGTCAAATCCGCTTGCGCTGTTCTACTCCACCGCCGGCACCGAGGAATCAGTCGCAATGTTGCGATGGCGCGAGGCCGCATTGCGCGGCATCGACACCGGCGACGACGTCGGCATCTACCTGGCGGAATACTCACCGCCGCCAGACGTCGACCCAATGACCGCCGACGCCTGGGCGTACGCCAACCCAGCGCTCGGACACACGATCACGCTCGAATCACTGGAGGCCGAATCGCACGCACCCAACCGTGCCGCGTTCCTGCGCTCTAGTGTGAACCTATGGACCCAAACTGACCAGTCGTGGCTGCAGCCTGGACTGTGGCAGGAGCTGCACGCCAAATCGCCGCCGCAGCCAGGCGGCGTCATGGCAGTCGAGGTCAGCATGGACGACGGCAGGTATGTCGGCGTGCGCGTCAACGTCAACAGTCACGGACAAATGACCGCAACCGTCGCGTTCATGGTCGACACCATTGCGGCCTGCTGGGAGTCGGTACACAAACAAATCGCCGACAACCCGCAACTCGTCCTAGCGATCACGCCGACGCTCGACGTGTCGTGCCCGACCGACATACAACGGCGACGCATCATCGTCGGCTACAACGAAATCTGCAGGTTCACCGCCGTCGTCAAACAAACCCTGCAGGAACGGCGACTGTGGCACACCGGCGAGACGATGCTCGCAGAGCACGTTGGTCGCGCGGTCGCGGTACGCACAACAGGCGCCATCGCCCTGTCGTCAACGAAGTCGCCAGGCCCGATTGAGCTGGCACGCTGCCTCGTGTGGGCCGCAGGCATTGCGTCACGACCAGCGCCCGCAGTGCGACGCGCCATCGTTGGCACCGCAAAGCCACGTCAAGTCGCCTAATCTGTACGCATGGCACTGTTCACGCGCAAACCTGTCGAACCTGCAGTCAAGGCCGCAGCCGGTGCGGCAGGCAACCCGCTGGTCGGCAGTTTCATCAACTACACCACAGGCGCCGACCGCACCGTCGCGCTACGCAACCCGACCATCAGTCGCGCACGCGACCTGATCTGCGGCATGATCGGCTGCCTAGAAATCAAACAGTATGCGCGCGTGTTCAACGACGACAACTACGAATACGTCGACCTGCCGCCCGACACCTGGTTCCAGAACCCAGACCCGAACGTGACACGCAACTTCATCATGTCGTTCACCGCCGACGACCTGATGTTCTACGGTCGCGCGTTCTGGGTCGTCACGCAACGCGGCGCCAACGGATTCCCAACCGCGTTCACATGGATTCCCGCAGCCGACGTCACGACCTGGGACCAAGCCGGTCCGCAATGGTGGGGACCCTCGTCGCAAATCTATTTTCAGGGCATACAACTTGAGACGCGCGACGTTGTGCAGTTTCTCTCGCCGATTCCCGCGCTGCTCGTCACAGGTTCACGCGCAATCAACACCGCAGTCCGACTCGATCAGGCCGCAGAACGCTTCGCAACGATGGAGGTTCCAGCCGGCTACCTGAAACAGACAGGCGGCGAACCGATGTCAGGACAAGAACTCACCGACCTGGCAGCCGCCTGGTCGGAGGCGCGACTCACATCAAGCGTCGCCGCGCTCAACGAGTACGTCGAATGGAAGGAATCCAACATCGACCCGAGCAAGTTGGAACTGGTCAGCGCACGCACCTACCAGGCGCTCGAGTTGGCGCGCGTCGCAAACATCCCGCCGTACCTCGTCGGAGCTCCGACAGGCAGCGGCATGACTTACCAGAACGCACAACAGGCACGCCAGGACTTGTACCTGTTCGGCGCAAAACCGTACATCGATTGCATTGAACAGACGCTGTCACTGAACAGCGTGACGCCGCGCGGACGCTACATCGAACTCGACGTTGACTCCTACCTGGAGGACAACGGCGTGTCTGGTCCCGCCGGTGGGCTGCCCTCGCCGGCGGGCACTGGCACATCCGTCACCCCTGGCACACCCATCGCTGACTAATGCCCTACCGTCCGACGCAGGAGATGGCGGAGGAAGCCGCTCGCGGTCTTGCCTGGCGACGCGAATACAACCGAGGCGGCACCGAGATTGGTGTTGCGCGCGCACGCGACATCAGCAACCGGCGCATGCTCAGCATCGACACGATCAACCGCATGAGCTCCTACTTGGCGCGGCACGAAGCCGACAAGCAAGGCGAAGGATTCTCGCCTGGTGAACCTGGCTACCCTTCGGCGGGTCGCATCGCCTGGGCGCTATGGGGCGGCGACCCTGCAGTCGGCTGGGTCGCAAAGGTGCTGCGACAGCACGAGCAATCCACCAATCGCGGGCAAGCGATGTCGTACGCTGGAAACATGATCTACCTCACGCAATCCACCGTCAAAGTCGCGGCAGCCGAAGGCGACGCACCGTCACGCACCATCGAAGGCGTCGCGGTTCCCTACAACGTCGAGGCCACCGTGCTCGGAGGCGAGCGCGTCATGTTCCTCAAAGGCTCGCTGCCGACCGACGGCAAGGCGCCGCGCCTGCTCGAGTCGCACGACTCCAGCC